CGCAAGACGACCGACGCTGCAGCCGAAGCCGTTGACATCAACAAGATCCACGCCGATTTTTGGGCGTCCCGCAAAGCTTAAGGAGCCGACATGCCCTCGTTGCAAGCTTATCAATTCCGCATGCCGGCTGGTTTCGCCGGCGACCTCCAGCGCGCTGAAGTCGCGACGATCGAGACTCAACTGATCGACTCCGCGACGCCCCCGACCGTGTTTGGCGTCGCCGTCAAATACGTCTCGGGCAAGGTGCAGCCGATCAACCTGTCGGGCGACACCGCAGCTATCGTGCAAGGCGTGAATCTGCGTCCCTACCCGATCCAGGGCAACGGCACCGACCCGCTTGGCACGTCGACGCCTCCGACCTCGGGCGTGACCGACATCCTGAAGCGCGGCTACGTGATGGTCTCGCTCGGTGGCGTCGCTGCCGCAACCAAGGGCGGTACTGTGTATGTGCGTGTCGCTACGCCGTCTGGTGGCAAGCCGCTCGGTGGCTTCGAAGCCGCTTCGGACACGACCAACACGATCGCCATGCCGTCGAACTGGTACTTCACTGGCCCCGCTGATGCATACGGGGTGGCAGAAGTAGCGGTGAACATCTAAATCCCCGGCGCCTAATCGCCTCTAAAGCCCCGCTTCGGCGGGGTTTTGCTTTTCTGGAGCAACAAAACAATGGACATGTCTGTTCAAAAATTCCTGAAGCGCCGGGAAGTCGCTGATGCATCGCGCAAGCTCGTGCGTGCCTACACGACTGACGGCATGATGACGTATGATCAGATGACGATCGACTCGACGGGTGCATTCCTGATCGGTCAGCTCGAACGCCTGGACCAGACGCTGAACATGCCGCTGGTCGAATACACCTGGTCGCGCGACGTCGAAATGCGCACGGATGTTTCGCCGGCTGATGAAGTCGCGTCGTTCACGAATTCGGCCTTTGCTGTCGCTGGCAACATGACGCCCGGTGGTCTGAACTGGATTTCGAACGAAGGAAATGCACTGGCTGGCCCTTCGGTTGATATCGGCAAGACCGGTCAGGCAATGCGACTCTGGGGTCAGGAAGTCAAGTACACGATCCCCGAACTCGTGAAGGCGCAAGCGCTTGGCATGCCGGTCGACGCGCAGAAAGTCGAAGCCATGAACATGAAGCGCAACATGGACCTCGACCAGATCATCTACATCGGTGATTCGAACCTGAGCTTTACGGGTCTGGTGAATAGCGCTGGCGTCACGCCTTCGAACGTGCCGGCGGGCGCATCGACGTTCACGGCATGGACGAAGAAGACGCCGGACGAAATCCTGACGGACGTCAATGAAATCCTGACGACGACCTGGCAGAACAGCGGCTGGGCGGTGCTTCCGAACCGTCTGCTCCTGCCTCCGGCGCAGTATGGCTACATCGCATCGGCGAAGGTTTCGAACGCCGGTAACGTGTCGATCCTGACGTATGTGCTGGAAAACAACATCGCCACAAAGTCGGGTGTGAAGCTGGAAATCCTCCCGCTCAAGTGGCTGATTGGTTCGGGCGTCGGCGGCACGCAAGGTGTGCTCGGCACGGTTGACCGCATGATCGCGTACAACAAGGACAAGAAGTATGTCCAGTACCCGATGACGGAACTGCAGCGCACGCCGCTCGAGTATCGCTCGCTGTTCCAGATCACGACGTACTGGGCACGTTTCGGTCAGCTCGAAGTCCGCTACAACACGACTTTCGGCTACCGCGACGGCATTTAAGCGGGTGCCGGGAGTTGTTACCAGTTGACTTCTCCCGGCAGATTACCGGAGCATAATATGACACGTATCGCCAATCAGGATTTCACCCTGACCCGCGACGACTGCCGGCCGGTGTACTTCAAAGCCGGCGAAGAGATTCCCGCCGAGTATGCAGATCACTGGTGGGCAGCAATGCACAGCGACGAAGCGGCTGCTGAAGCCATCGTCGAAGAGAAACGAAAACCAGGCCGCCCCGCTAGACCATGACCGTCACTCCTGCCCAGCTACGATCGGATTTTCCTGAGTTCGCCAACACGACGACCTATCCGGATTCGCTGGTCAACATGTGGCTGACCGTTGCGAACTCACTGGTCAACCCGATCCGGTGGGCGGAACTGACGAATCTAGGTATTGAGCTCGTTACCTGTCATCACTTAGCTATTTCCGTCAAGGATCAATTGGCGGCGGCTGTCGGTGGTGCTCCGGGCGAAGTCAAAGGCCCGACGGCATCAAAAGGCGTCGACAAGGTATCGGTGTCGTACGATACCGGCGCCGTTTCAATGACCGACGCAGGGTTCTGGAATATGTCTGCTTACGGGGTTCGCTTTCTTGGCTTGGCTCGTATGTTCGGCGCAGGTGGTTTACAGGTGAATTGCTGATATGACCATCAAGATCACGATCGATAAACTGGGCGATGTGATCAAGGCGATCAGCGAACTGGCAGGCAAGGATGTGCTGGTAGGCATCCCCGATAGCGCTCCCGAGCGTACTGACACACCGATCACGAATGCGCAGATTGGATATGTGATGGAGACGGGTTCTCCAGCCAACAATCTCCCCGCGCGTCCGTTTCTCATTCCTGGCGTTGCTTCGGTTCAGTCGAGATGCGCCGACCGGCTACAGAAGGGCGCGACTGCGGCGCTAAGCGGCAATCTGGCCGGAGCCAATGCCCAGCTTACTGCTGCGGGGCTGATCGCTAAGAACGCCGTCAAACTGAAGATCAACGAAGGCCCGTTCGCCCCGCTTTCGCCCCGCACCATTGCGCAGCGCAAGAACAGCCGGCAGACGAAATCCATGCGCAAGGCTGAGAAGGACTATTTCAAACATCTCGCCGCAGGCAAGACCGAGCAGGAAGCGCAGGACGCTGCGGGTATTAAGCCACTAATCAACACTGGCAGCCTGAGAAACGCTGTTACGTTCGTCGTCAGGAAGAAATAGAGATGGGGCAAGGAATGAGATTCCGCGTCATGCATCCGGAGTGTGGCCAAGTGGCGTTTTACATGGACCGCATGCCGCATCCTGGAATGGTGGTTTCTTCCGAGGGTGTGACATTGCTCGACGGGAATCATCCGGAACCGATAGACCGCATTGTCTGCGGCTCGTGTGGGCAGTTCCTCAAGAATTGGCCGCGCACTCAAGATATTCACGCCTCAGCCTAACTGAGTCTTTCATTTCAGGATTCCCATGAACATCAGGAAATTCTTCGTTGCGATTCTCGCGGCGTTGTGCTTTGGCTCGGTCTTCGCGGCCCTTCCGGCAATCGCCCCGACCGGCCAGGCTCAGCTTGCGGTCGGCACTACGTCAGCCAATGTCGCATGGCCGGCGACCGGAACGCCGACCCAGATCGTGGTAACCAATCTTGGTCCGCTCACGGCCTTCGTCCAGTTGGGCAATGGCTCTGTGACAGCCACCGTGGCGACTGGAATGCCGGTACTTCCGTACACCAGCGTTGTTCTGACGGTTGGCGCCAACACCAATATCGCCGCGATCACGCAGGGCAATTCGACGGTGCTCGTCATCACGGCGGGGACATAAATGCCACTGCTCGACGTTTCAGACGTCCTGTTGTCGCCTGAGTTTATGGATCTGACGCTCTCCGTCACCCGCAATGCTCAGACGGTCGGCAACGATGGCATCGCAGTCATCTCGCCGACGACGACCGGATTCTATGGCGTTGTGACGAGCCTGAATGGCTCGGTTCTCACTCGCGTCGCAGAAGGCGAGCGCATCAGCGACACGATCACGATTCATACTCAGTTCAAGCTGATCGACGGGCAGTCGGGCTATGACGCCGATGTCGTCAACTGGCAGGGTCTGCAGTGGACGGTTACGAACGTCAATGACTACAGCACTTATGGCATCGGATTCGTCCAGGCGACTTGCACCCTTAAGCAGCTATCAGGTTAAGACATGGCGGATTCCTCAACAGGCGGCTACCTCTCGCCAGCGGTAGCGTCGCCGCCGCTTGAGGACGACGCGCTCACCGCGATCTTTCAGCAGATGATCGTTGGCATCGCGGGGCTCCCCGGCAACATGGTTCGCCCGCGGTGGCAGCCGAATCCTCCGAAGCAGCCTGAGCCAACCACAAACTGGTGTGCTCTAGGCATCGCCGTCCAGGCGCCTGACGACGGCCCCGCGATCGTCCACAACGGCGCGGGCAATGGCAGCGACACCTACATCCGGCACGAACAGATCGACGTGCTGGCATCGTTCTACGGCCCAGGCGCCATGCAGTACGCGCAATTGCTCTCAGACGGTCTGGCGATCCCGCAGAACCTCGAGCAGCTGAAAGCGCAGGACATGAACAGTGTCGACACGGGGCCAATCCGTGCGGCGCCTGACCTGATCAATGAGCAATGGGTCAGGCGGTATGACCTCGAATTGACTTTCCGGCGCAAGATCACGCGCAGCTATGCGGTCCTGAATATCCTCACTGCACAAGGCACGGTCCAGACCAACACGGTTACTGGCCCGATCAGTTCACAGTAACCCGACTCACCCTCTTACGACAGGCCCGCCACTGAGCGGGCTTTTTCTTTTGGAGTAGCCCTAAATGGCGAACACCCTGCCGGTCTCGCGGCTAATCAACGTCACGATCAACATGTCGCCGCAGGCGGCGCAAGGTGCGAACCTGAACACGGGCCTCATCATGGGCGCGTCGACGGTCATCGATACCGGCGAGCGCTTCCGTTCGTACGCATCGGCTACGGCTGTCGGGACGGACTTCGGTCTGAACGCACCCGAATACCTCGCGGCCAACCTGTACTTCCAGCAAGTTCCGCAGCCTTCGACGCTTCTGGTCGGTCGCTGGGCGAAGACCGCCACGTCGGCCAAGCTCAAGGGTGGCTTCACGTCGGTTGCCGCTCAGGCCATGTCGGCATGGACGACCGTATCGAATGGTGGTTTCACGGTGACCATCGACGGCACGGTGAAGAACGTCACGGCGCTGGATTTCACGGCGCAGACGAACCTGAACGGTGTCGCGTCGGTCATCTCGACGGCACTCGGCGCATCCGGCTCGTGCGTGTGGAATGCTAACTACAGCCGCTTCGAAATCACGAGCGCGACGTCGGGTGCGGGTACGGCCGCAAGCGGCAATATCACGCTGACGGGCGTTCCGGCGAATAATGACACAGTGACGATCGGCGGCACGGTTGTTACGTTCGTGACCGGTGTTCCGGCTGGTAGCCAGGTCCAGATTG